CACGCTTTTATTTACTAAATAACCCAATAAGAGTAAGTATATTAAGTACTACTAGTAAAAAAACAATTGTTTTTTCGCCTAATGTTAACTTCTTGTCTGGCTCTGGAAACAAACTTTGTGTTAATTTTTTATCTGGTTCTGGACTCATATATATAATTGTTTAAACGTTACCCGTTGAAATAATGGTTTTATTTAATATTAAATAATCTACAATGTATTGAACTACAATATAAGCAGTATCTAATTTTAAAATATCACCACCTTTTAAATCTGTGTCAATACCATTTACACAAACAGATTGATTAGCAAGTATTATTTTAAATACCTGCTCCTCGCTACCATATTCTTGGGTAGCTATATCTTGTAATGTCTGGCCATCACGAACCCTGTAATCGTACTGCATCGACTGTTACGCTTTTAGTATCTACTAAAACATCTTTGAATTCAATCTTATCTACTCTGTAATTATCATATTCAAATTGAATACGAATAATACGATCTAAGTTTTGAATTCTAGGAGCATTTAAAAATTTACGTATCCCCACGCCAAGCAAAGGAAACTCTTTAAACTCACCTGTATTTACCTGTATGATATCTTCTTTATGAAGTAAATCAGAATTACCGACAGCAAGATCCCCTAAATAAAAAGCAAGATCCCCGTCTTCATCTCTTAAAAAATCTCTAGCCTCCATGTTTTATTTTATCGTTTTCTAAATCACTTTGTTGTGTAATAGGTGTAATAGGTGTACTGTTCCAAGTCTGAAGAAGAATTTCTGTTTTTAAAGCAAGCCCACCATCATTAGGAACAGGAGCCCATGAAGTAAAAATCTGTTTTAATTTATTTATTTCATTTTCTAACTTATTAATCTTCTGAACCAAAGGTCCTACTTTCACTAGCCCATCAAAATTTCCTCCATTGAAAATAAATCCGTTCTCATCAATATCTAATGTTTGACTTCCAATTTTTAACTTCACTTTATCAATCTCCGAAAACATAGATATGTAGGCATTGTCTTTGTCAAACATATTTACCACTACTACACTTTCTTCTTTAGGAATTAAAATAAATCCATCTGTCTGATCGGCTATAATATTTACTCCCATAATATTAGCAGAGTTATCATTCGGTTTTACATCGCAGGTAAGTAACGTTAGATTAATACTATCTTTTACAACTGTAGCATATATAGATAAATGTTTCTTTATTGGTGCTTGAACCAATTCAAATAACCCTTCTGCTAAATCCCCTTCTGCGCTCATAATTGCCCACTAATTTTACGGTCTAATTCAATAGTCTGTCTGATTCCTCCCATTCCAAAACTATATTTAACAGACTTGATTAAATACTTTCCTTCTCGCTCTGGCACTTTTTTATCTTTAATAACTGCTACATACGAATGACGAACGAATGGTTCTCCAAATGCTACAAAATTTCCAGCATAACCTTCATACTTTAACTTCTTTAGTTCTTCATTGGCAATACGTGTTAGCTCTTCTTCATCTTTATTATAATAATTAAGTGTTCGAAGTTCCCCCTCTGGATCGCCTACTATTACTTCTACACGTTTCTTTCCTTTATCCCCTTTGATTCCAATAGCTTTTACTTTTATTTTAATATCGTCTTCCCTTCTGTATTCTAAATCATCGGTAGACACTACATTGTTTTGAAAGTCAAAATTTACTTCTTGACGTAATGATTCTAAATAAGCAAACCCTACATATAGTTTTCCATCCCGAAAGAAAGAAACTACTCCATAATCTTTTCTGAGTTCTTCAAGAACCTGAGAAGGAGTAGCGTTGCTGATTCTAAAGTTAGTAAGCGTTAAATCAAAGTTTGTTTCGAAAGGTACTAGTGTACCTAAAACATCTTTTAGCATATCCTTTAATTTTATTTTAGGATACCACCTAGTAATCGCTTCTTGCTTTAAAATATAAGCATCATCCTGACAAGTAATTTCAATAGGCATCTTGGGCTTTATTGCCGATATGTACCCAGAAAAAACAGGATGTAAAACGCTGCCATATCCAAAACTAATTGTTACCTTGTCGCCTCTTTTAAATAAAGAATCAGGGCCAACTACAATAGGTTTTCCTTTATAGGTGATCTTCTTTGGGATCACTATTTTAGCTGTATCGGTAACTAGATCCCATGATGATTCTATATCTATCTGATTTACAAAATCAAATAGATATCCGTTTATATTCATCTGGCATCTACAAATATTCATAACTATTTTTTAACCGCCTCCACTAAATCTTTTTTAGTAAGTATAATTGTTCCATTAATTGACTTTGCATTAAACTCAAAGTTTTTATGCTTTAGATCCGCTTCTGCATCTGAAGAACAGTTATATTTAAATGTTTCTTTTATCTCTTTTGTAACCGTGTCTACCATATAAATAGTCCTAACTTTGAATGCTTTATCAAGGACTAATTCATATTTAGTCATGTCGTCAAAGGTAGCTACAAGTCCTTTTTCTTCTTCTTTAACCAAAATTCCATCAACAAATATGTTGTAATACATATCTGTTCCCATGATCCTATTGATTTGAAATATTGTATTTTCAACTCTGTCTTTAAGAGGACCTATAATACCTGTAGACTTTTGACGTATTGTTTCTTTTTCTTTAAAAAATGCCATAATATTAATATTTAAATTGGGTTAACTGTTGAATTTGAATAGAATACAATTATATTTACTGGCTTATTTGTCATAGAATATGCAAAATTTGACAAGCATAGATATATTGTAGGATTCACCGTTCCATTATCTGTATACCAATCATATTCATAACTGGATATCCATGTAAAATGATTAGACATAAAAGCACCTCCAGAAGACCACATACCAAGCACACTAATACCTAGAATTTTTGAAGCATCCATTCCTGTAAGTGTAAAAGATGTTGAAGATCCAACAAAAGAAGGAAGTGTCGCTGTATAAAATTTCATTTTAACAGGAGGTGCATCAGATCCCCATTGAGTAAATCCGTTTACTACTAAATTAGCAAGTGTAGTAGCTCCAGTTACTATTAAATTTAGTAATGTGCTTAATCCACTTACTATTAAATTTGTAAATGTAGGAGAGCCTCCATTACTAACTGGTGCTAAAAAAAAAATCCCTTCTAGATAGGTCATAGCTGCTGCAAGACTTACAAGACTAGGAGTTATCTGATCGTAATCAAACCTAAACATAATTTCCTGTGATGTTTCCTGTTCTACATAAACCATGTCAATACTTTTTGTACCTGCATTTATATTAGGAAAGAAGCTAAATTTATTTTTAGCAAAAGTTCCATAGTGCGCCCCGTCGACTACTATGCGGACTGAGTTTCCATTATCTGTGAATGCTATACTTGTTTTTACAATAGGGAATGCCATATATTTTATATTATTTTATTAAAAGTTCTACAGGTTGATCCGATGAGCATTGCAAACTAAAATCTTGTACATTTATCATCCCTTCACTCATCGGTATATTATAACTATCGATTACAAGATTCGAAATACCGAACTGCTGTAAATAATTACAACTCACAGCCAGCGCATCTTGAACCTTACATATATTAGTTAATTTTCTAACCAGCTCTTTAGGCGGGCTAGTCATTTCTTCTTTCGTTTGATTCTGAAGCTTACCAGTAATATCTATACTGAAATCACCATCCGATATATATTCTTTAAATGTCATATTACGCCCTTGTACTGGCGTTTTAACAATATTTTTATTCATTGACACAACAATAATTATATGTATCAAAGTGAGTTCATCATAATCTATAATATCCCCCTGACTATTTATATAACTCCCTTTCTCAAAAGTAAGGTCGGTATAAATGGGAGTTCCAAATAAACCACTGTATCCTATAATATCTTTCTTTGCCATTAACCGCGAGCTAAAATATTTGCGTTATTAACAGCCCCTAAAATAGTTTCAACAACTAGCTTTTTAATTTCATCGGCCGATTGATCAAGCGTTGCTGCTTGTACCATAAAGCTTTCAATCAGATGATTAATATTGATAGTGATGTTTACTGGTTTTGATCTACCTGCTATTTCTTTACTATCAGTAGAAGCACCATTTATATTTTGATTCTTTTTTGTAAATATTGCTTTGCCTGTTTCTTTCTTTTTATCGTCTCCGAAGAAATCAAGCAATGTACTATCATATCCTTTTCTAAAAGCATCGGCGATCGCTTTCCCTTTGTTTGCAAATGCTTCTACTAGCAAATCTTTACCAACAGAAAGTTTAGTGAAATCCCCACTAAGAAGACCTGAAATCATATCCCCAATAGCTCCAAACACATCTGAAGCTAATTTACCTATACCTGTAAATATTTCTTTTACCGCAGAATAAAGCCCTGAAAAAACTCGTATGATCTTCCCTACTGTGTTAAAAGCTGCAATACCAAAATCTACAAACCCAAGTACTATTTGCCCTAAAATATCTGTGATGAAATTAAGCACTGGTTCTAAATATTTTAATGCAGTGCCGATGGCATTGAATATATTTTCAAGCATCTTTCCTTTGCTTCCAACTCCTGATATCTTATCGCTTACCTGTTGCCATATATCTCCTGCTTTTTTAAATATATTGATGATAGGTGCAAATACTCTTCCCAGAGCATCCCACTTTTCCCTAAACCAATTTACAAGTTGCGCCGCCTTACTAATAATAGTAGACAAAAAAGATATTCCACCACCAACTGCATTCTGAAAAATTAACCCTACGCTTAACTGTAAACTCTCATAAGATTCTTTTAAAGAATTTATTCTAGCTCCTGTTGTTTTACTTTGATTCTCTGTTGCATTATAAAACTTACCACCTTCTTTGGTTATATTTTGAAATGCCTTTTCTATTTGAGGGAATCCAACCGCTCCTGATTGTATTAAATCATCAAGTCCTTTTCTATTTACTCCAAATTGTTTTGATAGTTCCTGCATAATAGGAACTCCCTTTTTTTCAAGTAGGTTAATATCTAAAGGCGATACACTCCCTTTCAACTTTGACTTAGCAAAGAATTCAGCTACATCACTTAATGGAGCTTTGATACCTGTTGCTACGTCGCCTATTAATTTTAAACTTTTTTCTACGTTTTCAGCTTCTACTCCAAATGAAAGAAGTTGACGTGTAGCCTCCTGAATATCAGGGCTTTGGAATACACCGCTGCTTCCGAATCGCTCCGTTACTTGGGTAAGTTCTTCCATAGCATTAATATTCCCACCAAGAAAAGTGCTTAGCGTAGCCTGAAATGTTTCGTAATGTTGTAATGCTTCTAGCGATCCCTTACCGAATTCAATGATCTTGTCTACTGCAAAGAAGCCAGCTACAAAAGGAATAGCTTGTTTAAAGATATTACCAAGCCCTGCTGAATGGCCTTTTACAGATTCTAAATTTTTTTCTAGATTCTTTACATTGTTATTTATACCAAGTAACCCAGATGACATTTCATCTTTGAGTTGAACAATATATTGTACTTCGTTACTTGCCATTTATTCCTAAAACTGTTTTATGAGACCCTTTTTTTGCTGTTCATCAAGCCATCTTACATCATTTGCTAGCATAGCCCATTCATCCTCACTTACTTTATAAGGATCTATTTTAAAAAAGTATCTGATTAATATATTTATAGTTCTTATAGACTCAAATTCATCATCTGGAATTATATATTGATCTAATTTTTTTTTAAACTAGATTGTCTCATAATTAAAATTCCATTTAAAGAAGGTATACAACTTACCATTAATTCATTCTCATTAACAATACGCATATTAGATTCTTCTTTAATAATTGTATTTTCAAGTAGCATTTTCATAGAGAAAACAGGTTCTGCCTCTTTTCTACTAACTACTTTATCAATTAAAGATAAATCAGGTTCTTTCAAATATGCTATCACATCATTATCGTCTTCGTCTTTTACAGTAAGAGTGTATACAACACCATGTATTTTTTTAAGTCTGGCTACTTTTTCTTCTTCTGTCTCTTTAGTGTTTTGTTTGTTTTCCATTTTTATATTGTTTTTATTGTTTTTATTGTTTT